AGTTAATTGAGTTTAGCGTTTGTTATAGTGTCAGAATCAGAAAAGTATAAATTTATTTCGTATAAGCGTACTTTAAGTGCTATGTTGCAATACTTACGCAAGAAAGAGGTTAACAATGGTCATGGTCAGTATTCTGTTTATGTTCCTTTGTTGTTGAGAAAAGCTAAAAGTATCCATACTAGGATTAAGTTTGTGGAAGGTCGTGCTACTATTTATGGATATCATATTGATATATCAAATTTGAGTGCCTATGTTGGTTCAATCTGGCATTTGGTTAATCAGGCTAAAAATGATCCATGGTTTCCCGTTGAGTTGAAAGAAAAATTGCTCAAGGGTTTAGATGGTTGCAGCATTCATTCTCCTTGTTTTCTTCAAGTTGTTGAAGAGCTTGTTTTTAAATCTGAGTTCAATCCTGCTTGTGCAAAGAAAATTGCTCTTCATCCTCCTCCTGTTTTGCCAAAAATGCCGACGTTTCAGCTACCTGCTATGACTTCTGAGATACTTTATGTCACTTTAAAGTTGAGTTCTAAGTATTCTCAGTTTAATCAGTCGTTTCTTAGGGCGCTGTTTACTAAGTATGGTTATCCATCTTATAATGTTGCTGGTAGGTCAGAAACTGCTTATTTGAAGCAAGTTGATAAGCTTCATTCGAATCCTGTGTCTCCTAAGGAGCCTTTGGCTCCTGAATTGCACTTGGCTATGTTGAAGCTGGTCAGAAAATGGGGAGTGAAAACTACTTCTGTTGAATTTGGTTTGCGACTTGATGAGTTGAGCAAGTTGTTGGCTAAAGATACATCAATAGGATATATACCATTTCAATTTTTGGAGATGGTAAATGGAGATCTTAAGAAAGCTACTGGACTAAAGAAAAGGGATATTAAGCAGGCTGCTATAGATATATTTTGTGAAATGGTCCAAGCTTTAGAAGAATGGCTAGTTGGTGGAAAGAAGGGTAGTATGCCTAGATTTTCGACTCTGGACCAGGAGATGATTAAATACGAAATTATATGGACTCATGATATTATTGAAGATGATTATACACCTGAGGAAATCTATGATCTTTTAGAGAAAGTGAGATTGTTCTATATGTCCTCAGTTTTTGATTATATGTTGTCTGTTATATGCTATAAACCTGTGTCAGAATCAGTTCGCTATTTTCAGTCAGCGATTGGCGTCAAAGTAGAGGCAGGAGGTCTTCAGAAGATATGGCGTATTCTCGCGTGTGACGGAGATGACTTAACTGAGACTCAAGAAGCCATAATTCACAAATGGCTTAAAAGAGGCATAGACCTTAGAATTAGGAAGTATGGGCAAGGAGATTGGAAGCGTTATGATCAAACTCTTCTTGCTATTGTTCTAGCATTTGTTGCTGTGTTTACTAAACCTTTTTTTGTTTGGACGGAGAATTCTGGAGTTACTAGAGAGGCTATGGAAGCGATGTACGTTCAGTTTGTTATATCTGTTGTTCAGAAGGTTATGTATGTATATGCACACGGCACTTATGAAGTCTTTGGTTGTATGTTTTCTGGAAAGTTTATCACAAGTATTGGAGATACGATCTATCAGATGTTGGTCCTCATGGTTTATTTTGGCCGACTTCTTCAGAAATATCCCGATGACATGCTTTTACAAGATGTGCTAACTCATGGGTTTGTAAGATTTTTCTTTTATGGAGACGATCATCTTGGTGGTTGGCCAGCCTATTTGGATGAGGCTGGTTATTGTTTGTATGAAGGCTCGGATAATTTACTAAGGGACTTCATTACTTTCTGCCAAGATTTGTTTGGTATGATGCATAAAGAGAAGGAGTTTAAGGTTTCCGATACTTTGTATGGAAAGCACTATTTCACTGTTAGAGATGGTGTTATTGTTGAAGATATTGATATGGCTCAGCAGGGTATGATATTTCTCAAAAATTCTGTTTCATTCACTTATCTCAGGATGAGTGAAGAAGATGAGTTTTTCTGTCTTGGATGTCTTCCTTATAGAGATACAAGAGATATTGTTTGTAAACTTGTTCTGACAGGGAGTAGTTCAGCTCACCCAAAGACAGCTGTCATGTGTGCTATGTCACTAGGTTCATTGTGCTCTGGGAATTTAGAAGGATACGATATGTGTAGAGTTTATTATAATGAAATGGCTGTTATTGCTGGTCAGATAACCAGTGATGACTGGGATTATTTTTCTTCCATTGTACGTGAGAATAGCGTAAGAAGAGCTAGAAGTCTAGTGTCTGGTGGAGGATTTCCGGATCTTGACGTATTAATTGCTAGACAGAGAGAAGGTGATGGTTTCGTTCCAAAAGATTTTAATGGGAATGTTACCAATAAATCCGCCTTGTATGGTATCACTGGTGAAGGTAATTTCCAGATGAGGTCATTGTTCTCTAATGGTAAGACTGAGATATACGTTAATGATAGAGCGTTACTTGATGATCTTTTGGATGATAACGATGGTGTTAATTCTAAGTTTCGTGAGGC